TGCTGGAAACAAGAAAGATTATGCAAAAGTAAAAGGGGTGCCAGAAAGTTATTTTGATATTGTTTTAAAAAACTTAAGAGGACTAGTTAATACTCCTGGTAATGTTCAAGTTGGATTTAAATTCTTGCTTGATCAGTTTAATCAAAATAGCATTTATGAAGCAGCTAAATTAGCAAAAGAAATAGGATGTAATCATTTTCAATTTAGACCTGCAATAGATAATTATGTTTATTCAGAAAAAGAATTAAAAAATATATGGAATCAAATAAACAAAGCACAGAAAGATTTTGAAACTGAAGATTATAAAGTAATGGGAGTAAAGCATAAATTCAATACTAATTTAAGCAAAAAGCATAAATTCAGTAAATGCAGAGCAACTATGCTTACTTCAACTTGGTGTGCTGATGGGTTTGTTTATATGTGTACAGATTCAAGAGGAAATGATTGGAGTAGATTAATAAATCATTATCCAAAACCTCAGAAAGTTATTGATTATTGGGGAAGCAGAAAGCATTGGGATAAAGTACATAAAATCAATTTTAAAGAGAAATGTGATAGATGTACTCTTACTGCTTACAATGAGTTTTTTGAACAAGTGTTTATAAATGACAAAATGGACAGGAATTTAATATGATAGAAAGAAAAGAAAAGGTAGCAATAATATTAGCTTGTAAAAATAGTATGCCTTATTTAACAGTTACAATTAGATGTATTTTTGATTCGACAAAGTTCTCATTCAAATTAATTTTAGTAGAAAATGATAGTACAGATGGAACTGCTGAGTATTGTAACAAATTAGCAAAAGAAAAAGATAATGTAGAAGTATATCATATAAAAAAGAAAGGATTTCAACATGCAGTTAATTTTGGAATTAAAAAAGCAGAAGATTTAGATGTTTATATTACTCATGATGATGTAATCCATTTTCAACTTTTTGGAAGAGATTGGTTAGCAGAGATGTATGAATTATCTCAAAATAAAGAAGTAGGAATAATAACATCAATAAGAGGATATGGAATAAGTGGACCTGAGTATGTTAAAAATCTAAGGTGGGTGGGAACCTGGAGTATGTATCTCCCAAGAAGAATAATAAACAAAGTAGGAGTTTTTGATGAAAATATGCGAACAGGAGATGATATTGATTATTCTTATAGAGTTAGGAAAGAAGGAAAAAAGATATATGTTATAAATTATTGGGTTCAGCATCATAGATTAACAAATCATGGAGATGTTGATAAGCCAGAAGTAATTGCAAAGATGGCTGAATACTTTAGAAAAAAACATAAACTGGAGGGAAAAAATGAATAAATTAGCAGTGTTAATAAATTGTAGAGATAGGCCTACAGAAGTTTCATTATTGCTTCAATCACTTAGAACACAATCAGTTCAGGATTTTGATATTTTTATTTTAGATGATATGAGTGGAACTCATTTAAGTATGTATCATTTCTTTAATTGCTTGATTACAAGAATTAAATCAGAAGGACATAGAATATTTTTAAAGCGAACAGACTTCTCTCATGGAGTAAGTAGGGCAAGACAAGCTATAATAGATTGGGCCTTAAGCAAAGGAGATTATGAATACACTTTTAGAGTAGATGATGATGTAATTCTTGAACCAGATTATATAGAAAGATTGTTTAAAGTAATTGAGAAATATGATATAGCAAGTGGAGTTACAACTCCTATGAATGGGCCTGTATTTGCAAGAGAATCTAAGTATTTAAAAGGAATAGCAAATAGAGTTATTTTAGATACAGAAGGAAACTATATAATGAATGGAGATGATTGTGGTTGGAAATATATGGATTCTGTAATAATCCCAGCACATCATTTTAGAAGTTGTGCATTAATGAAAAGAGAAGTGCATGAAAAAATTAAATATTTTCCTACAAGATTAAGTAAACATGGATTTAGAGAAGAACAGATATTTAGCTATAAAGCACAGATGGCTGGATTTAAGATAGGAATAGATACAGGAGCTATTAATTATCATCAATTAACACCAAGCGGAGGAGAAAGATTTCCAGATCAGCAAGACTTAACTCAGTTTAATCAAAAGATTTTATTAGAATTTACAAAAGAACATAAAGAAGAATTAAACAAGATATTTACACATGAAAATATGCCAGATGAATTAGAACTTATGAAGGAGACAAATTTATTAATGCAATGAAATATGCAATAACTGGTCATTTAGGGCTAATAGGGGGGCCATTGAAGGCACGATTAGATAGATTAGGGCATAAATGTAGTCTTGCAGTAGATTTGCGTAATTATAGTGATGTAAGAAACATGATTAATTATGAAAAAAAGGATATTGATATCTTGTTTCATTTGGCTGCTTTTTGTAAAATAAATCAATCAATAGAATACCCTGAGATTATTTTTGATAATAATGTAGAAGGAATTAATAGTGTACTTGAGTTCTGCAGGAAGAATAAAGTAAAGAAGATAATATTCTTTTCAAGTTCAAGAGTTTTAAATAAAGAAAAAAATCCATATACTGCAAGCAAAGTTTATGGAGAGGAATTGGTTAAAGCTTACTTTCAATGTTATGGGATAAACTATTTGGTTATTAGGCCAAGTTCAGTATATGGGCCAGGAGATGATAAAACACACAGATTAATAGATATTTGGATAAACAATGCAAGAGATGGAAAACCTTTAATTATATATGGAGATAAAAATAAGGTATTAACTTTTACTTATATTGATGATTTTCTTGATGCTCTTGAAATTGCATTAAAAGAATCAAATAAGGAGATAAGTATATCTGGAAAAGAAGAAGTCAAGTTAATTGATTTGGCAAAAGAAATAATAAAGCAAACAAGTAGTAATTCAACAATAATATTTAAAGATCCAGAACTTGCACAACCTCAAAAAACTCATGTAGAAAATACAATTGATTATGATCCTAAAGTAAATATTAAAGAAGGCATAAGGAGGTGCTTAAAATGTTGAATATTATCGGACAAATTCTTGGAAGCAGTGGTTATGATTGTCATACAAGAAATTTAGCAAAAGCATTAGGTAAATTAACTGATGCAAGACTTACAATTCAAGCAGGTCCAGGATGGGAGTCTCAGGTAAGTGATAAAGAGCTTGAAATGATTAAAGCTAATCCAGTAGAAGGAGAAATCAATTTGATTATTACAAATCCTCTTTATTGGAGATTGAATACACAAGCTAAAAGAAATTGGGTATTTCTTGTTTGGGAAGGAGATAAGATTCCTAAGTGCTTTGTAGATGAATGTTTGAATCCAGAAATAGAATATATTTTTGTGCCAAGTAAACATACTAAACAAGCCTTATTCAAGACATTTGATGATATAACAGAAGAGGAAGCAACTAAATTATTGGAGAAGAAAAGGGAGGAGAAAATGAGTAATAAAGAAAAACTAAAACAATTAATAGAAAAGAAATTGAAGCAAATGCCTCATGGTGTAGACACAAGTTTATTTTATCCAAAAGAGAAACCAAAGAAATGTATCTTTTTTGTTAATAAAGGATTTAGAAATTTAGAAGATAGAGGCGGAGTTCAGTATGCTTTAAGAGCTTACTTTGAAGAGTTTACAGATAAAGATAATGTAGAGATGTTGTTAAAGATTAATCCAGCTTATGGAATACCTGATTTACAAAAATTAATAAATCAAATAATACCAAGAAAAGAAAACTTGCCTTTATTGAATCTCAATACAGACAATTATAAGTATGATAAACTGATTGAATTATATAATAAATGCAGTATCTTTGTTAGTCCAACAAGAGCAGAGGCTTATAATCTTCCTTGTATTGAAGCAATGGCATGTGGATTACCAGTAATTACTACAAACTTTGGAGGTCAGAGTGATTATATAAATGAAGATAATGGCTGGATGATAGATGGTGAGTTAGAAGAAGTTAAGCATGAAGTAGCTTATGAAGGAATTAAATGGCTTACACCAGATATAAAAGAACTTAGAAAAGCCATGAGACCTGCTTCTAAAAATAAAGAACTTGTTAATAAGAAAGGATTAAAAGCTTTAGAAACAGCAAGAAATAACAGCTGGGATAATACTGCCAAGAAGATAGTTAATCTTATATAAACCGAAAAGTTTAAATATTAGTTATAATTAATGTAATGTATTATGGAAAACATTAATGTAAAAAAGTTAAAACAACGAGAAAATAACTTTGTTCAACAACATTTTTTAGAAATAGTAAGAATTATAGGAACAACTTGTTATGAATGTAAACATCCTGCTACAGATGTGCATCATGTTTCTTATGATAATCTTCCACATGATAATATTTTAGAATATTGTAAATATTTAGTGCCTCTTTGCAGAGCATGTCATAATACACTTAGATTTAAATTTCCTAATAAATATAAGTATCCAATACTTCATAGGAGAGTAAAAATTTCTTTGATGAAATTAAATAGGATAGTGCAAAGAAGCATAGGATTTAATAAAAGACAAATAGATTTTTTTTATGAGTATCCAGATTTTAAACCTGATGCATTTTGTAGAAAAGCAATAGATGAACAAATAACCCAGATAGATCCTAATTTTTTAAATAAGGAGGAAAAATGATAAGAAAACTAGATAAACAAGAAGAAGGTCTTACTCAAAAAGGAGTTAAGCAGGTAGAAGAAAGAATTAATAATATTGAGAAACAGCTTGAGTTCAATGAATTGAGTATAAAATTTCAGAAAACACAGGAAGAGTATCAAGAAGCAGTAAGGCCTTATTTAAAAGCAAGAAAAGCAGATGAAGATGATAAAGTAATGGGAACATTAAGAGAACGTCTTGCAATGGAAAGAAACACTTTAAATAATTTACAAAATCAGTTAAAAACTGGTGTAAAAACAAAGGAGGAGAAAAATGGATGATATTTTTAGGGAACAAACATTGGATGAAAAAAAAGATTTTAGGGATAGAGGACCTACAAGGAAGAAAGATGCTAAGGTTATATTTCAGGAGCAACTTGGAAAGAAAAGGCTTGAGATAAGCAAGAAAAAACTACCTTTTTTTAAGAAGGCAGTTATGGATGATTTTGAGGATCATTACAAACAACAAGTAAAAATGTCTATGAGAAAGAATGGATATGTAAATTTGGATGATATTAAACCAATTAAAATAGATTGGGATAAATATAGTTCACCAGAGAATATAACATTGGTAGAAGTAGAAGATATAAGAGACCCGCATGCAAGTAAGAAACATCCTTTTGATGTATTTGTAAAATCATATAGATATAAATACAAAGGATATGGAGTAGAAGGAGTAAGTAATATTTCAGTAATGGAAGAAGAAATGTTTGCAGTAAAAAGAGCAAGAGCAAGTTACGAGAATAAGCCGGAATTAGAAGATGTTTCTTTGGCAGAAAAACAAAGTAAGTTATATAAACCAAAATCAGAAAAGAAAGAATTTGTTACACCAGACCCAGATTCACCAACAGGAATAAAAGAAGAAAAGAAGAAGAAAAAGAAGTGATTACAACTAAGAGAGTTTGCAAGTATCATAGATTAAAGAGTTCTGATAATATAGAAGGAATACCAGTTGAGACTATAGTAAGGGATGGAAAAGAATATTGTCCTAAGTGCAAGAAAGAAGGCACAAATTATGGGATTAAAACAATTGTAGTAAGTGAGGATAAATGAAAATAATAATGGTTAAAGTAAATGAGATAATACCTTATGAAAAGAATCCAAGAAAGAACGACAAAGCAGTAGAGATAGTAGCAAAGTCAATAAAAGAGTTTGGGTTCTTAGTACCTATTATTCTTGATGAAAAGAATGTGATTGTAGCAGGTCATACAAGATTAAAGGCAGCACTTATTTTAAATTATAAAGAGGTTCCTGTAATATATGCAAAAGGATTAACAGATGAACAAATCAAAGCATTTAGAATAATGGATAACAGAACAAATGAATATTCTACATGGGATGAGGCCTTGCTTCAAGGAGAATTGGATTATCTTAAAGGAAAAGGATTTGATTTGGAATTAACAGGATTTGATAATGCTCTTCCTGAAACAAAAGAGGATGATTTTGATACAGAGAAAGCCTTACAAAAACCCAAATATGAGGTTAAAACAGGCGATATATGGCAATTAGGAACTCATAGGCTAATGTGTGGGGATGCTACAAAGAAAAAAGATGTAGAACTGCTCATGAATAGAGAAAAGGCAGATATGGTATTTACAGACCCACCATACAATTTAGGATATGAATACAACACCTCTAAAGATAATAAGCCAAAGATTGATTATGAAAAATGGTGTGATGGTTGGTTTGAGAATATTAAAGAAATTTCAAATTTTATCATTATAACAACTGGATGGAAATATAACCCCTATTGGTTTAGTAAGAACCCATACGACATATTTTATTGGGTTATGAAAGGAAAACATAGTGGCGGCAGAGCATCAAACTTTAGAATTGTAGAACCTATGTTTTTGTTTGGAAAAATACCAAAAAAATACAATTTTGATTTGTTTGAAACAACCAATATAAAGAATTATTTAGGAGATACGGATTTAAGGAAATTACACACATGTCCCAAACCAATAAAATTATTAAATGAATTAATAAAACCAGTAACGAACAATGGAAGTTTAATTTTAGATTTATTTGGTGGATCAGGAACAACCCTGATAGCTTGTGAACAATTAGAAAGAGTGTGTTATATGATGGAAATAGACACTACTTATTGCAGTGTTATAATTGAAAGATGGGAAAAATTAACAAATAAAAAAGCAATTAGTCTGACAAAATCTGACGAAAATGACAAAAAGAGCACTTAGGGGAAAGAAGAAATTAATGATTGAGGCTTTACAATCTCAGTTAGGTGTAGTTACAGCTGCATGCAAGGAAGTTGAGATAAGTAGAGAAACACATTATCATTGGTTAAAGATAGATGCAAACTATTTACAATGGATAAATGAATTGCCAGATTTAACTCTTGACTTTGTAGAAAATGCTTTATTGAAAAATATAAAGAATGGTAATGTAACAGCACAGATATTCTATTTAAAGACCAAAGGAAGAAACAGAGGATATATTGAGAAACAGGAAGTAGAAAGCAGTATTAAGGTTGAGATGGATATGGATAAACTAAGAGAGGCTATTAAGAATGGAGTACCTATCAAATAGTTTTCCATATTTTGTTGAACATATATTTCCACAATCCTTTAATAAGAAAGGTTTTGTAAAGGCTCCACATACATTTAGATGGGCTGATAGAATAGAAAAAAACAAAAGAACAGCAACTCTTTCTGCAAGAAAACATCTTAAATCAACTACAATATATGCTTTTATTATGTGGTTGATCTATAGGATGGATAAAGGAGAAAAGATTGATTGGCTTTACATGAGTTATAATCAGAAGATGAGTATGTATCATACAACAAATATTAAGATGCTGATACAGTCTAATCCTTGTTTTATAAAGATTAAGGATTTAACACAGGGAAATGCATTAATAGATTATACATGGGAAGATGGCTCAAGGTTTAGATGCACACCATCAGGTATATTAACATTTAACAGAGGATGGCATGGTGAAGGTGTTATATGTGATGATATTCTTGCGGACCCTACAAATGAGTTAAACTTTACTATAATTGAAAAAATAAATAGAACATTTAAAGAGCAGGTAATGAGCCTTCCAAAAGAAGGAGGAGAAATACATTTAGTAGGAACAGCACAACATCAAATGGATCTGTTCTTTCAATTAAAAAATAATAAGTCATGGGATTGGAAAGAGTATAAGGCAATTTTAAATGAGAAAGAGAAATTAACATTATGGCCTGAATTGTTTAGTTATGAAAGATTAGAGCAGATAAGAAATGAGGAGATAGGAGAAAAAGCTTTTAGCAAGGAATATATGTGCTCTCCTGTATGGACTGAGGAAGCTTACTTTAATAGAATAGAATTAATGAGGTCTGTTGATAATAATTTAAAAGAAAGGACTATTTCAGCAAAGGAATATTATAAGCAAAAGAAAGAGATGATAGTAGCTGGACTAGATATAGGCAAGAAAACACATCCAAGCCATCTTGCTATTTTTGAAGCTTCAGGTAATCATTATACACAACTTTATGAATTATTTATGGATGGATGGGATTACTCAAAACAGGTAGATTTTATTAATGGACTTATAAACTTTTTTGGAATAGATAGATTAAACTATGATGATACCAGGAGTGAGTTAGAAAGCTTTAGAGAAAAGAGATTGATTGATTCATCAATATGGAAGCCAATAGTATTTAAAGTAAAAACTAAGTTTGATATGGCTAGTAATTTTAGCAGATTGGTTAATTATAAGGAAGAAGGAGAACACAAACCAAGAGTTCATTTATTGAATAGGCAGAGAATGATAGATAGTATTCTTTCTGTAAGTAATGATTTACAGGCAGTTGAATCAAATATAGGTCATGGAGATGCCTTTTGGGGCATATCATTAGCACTCTATAAAGATACTACTTATAAGCCATATATAGCGGTTTAGTGTATATACAAGATTAATCAAATACCGAAAGGTTTATATATTTCATTTGAATAGATAGTTTTATGAGTGATAAAACCTTTATAAAAATAACAAATAAGAATATATTTGATTCATTAAATAATCTTGATAAAAAGATAGATTTATTAATTCTACAGCAAAAAGAGACTAATGGAAAGGTTAAATTAAATAGGTGGATAGCAACAACAGCCATGACAATAACAATAGCAATGGTAATAGCTTTTATCACTTTCCGCTTTGGATAATATGGAAAAATTTAATGAGAAAGGAAAAGAAATCAAAAAGATAAAAGGATACATTTCTGCTAGTGAGAAGGATAGATATCCAATTAAAGAATCGTTTAAAGGAGAGGTTACAGATACATTAGTTAAGTTTCCAAAAGAGTTAGGAGTAGAACATCCTTTTGATTTTGAAGATGTTGAAAAGACTTACAAAACTGTAGGTATTATTTCTGGAGCAATTAATAAAATTACTGATGCTGTTGTTGGAGAGTTTTCAATAAAAAGCAGAAAAGATAAAATTAGGAAAATTTTAGAAGAGTTTATTAAGCAGACTGATTTTGCTACAATTCTTAGAGAATGGATCAGAGAAGGATTTTTAAAAGGAAATGGATTTATGGAAATAGATTTAAAAGAAAAAAAGATTAGAGTTCTCAATGCAAATAATATTTATGTAAAAAGAAATAATAAAGGGAAGGTTAAAGAATACAATCAATGGTTAGGAAACTTTAAAAGATATTCAAGAACGAGTTCAAAGTTAATTTCTTTTAAGCCAAATGAAATAGCTCATTTGAGAATTAATAAAATCTCTGAAGAAGCTTATGGGGTTGGTGTAATATATCCTAATGAAAGGGTAATAGAAAATATGGTTCTTAATGAAGAAGAACTTCATAAATTGATAAGCAGAAAAGCTGGAGCACCAATTCATGTAAAAGTAGGAGCACCCGGAGAATCTGTAAGAACAGAAGATGTTGATGAGTTTAAGGATAATTTAAAGTTTCTTACAAATTGTACTGAATGGGTTACAGATGGAAATGTAGATATGAAAGTAGTGGATTTTGGTGATATAGGGAAAAACTTAACTGATACTTTAAATCATGATATGGAAACTCTTGCTTTTGGAACTGAGATACCTATTGTTTTATGGGGTGCAGGAAAAATACCTGAAGGTCTTGCTAAAGTTCAATTAGAATCATTTCAAGAAAGATATCTTCAATACAGGAAGAGATAGAATCTATAATAGAAGAACAAATATTTGGGCCATTACTTAAACAGGAAAATTTGGAAGGAGATGTTAATTTTGTATGGAATCTTCCAGGAGAAGAAGAAATAAATAAAAGAATTGAAAGGCTTACTAAGTTAATTGAGAACTTTAATGTTTCAGAACCTCTTAGAAAAATGTGTGAGTTGGAAGTAGCAAGATTATTAGATTTAGAAGATGCTCCTAAATACTTAACAAAACCTGAAAAGGAAGAAAAGAAAGATGAAAATCAACCACCAGTTCAACCAGGAGAGCCTAAACCAAAAGAGCCAGTTCCTAAACAACCAAAATCTGCAGCACAAGAAAAGGAAGATAAGATTGAAGTAGAATGTAAAAGAGTTCAATCTGGTGAGATGTCAATACAAGAATTTACAAATCTTAAAGAAACTGATAAAACCAATTATTCAGATTATTTAATTAATATATTGAGAAGATTAAGAGTAGATGATTTTATTAATCTTTCTGCAAAAAGCTTAGAAGAAATAAAATTAGGGAAACTTCCAAATGAAGAAATAGAAAAGCTAAGAAGTATTTTAAAAAATGGATTTAGAAAAAATAAAACAATAGCAGCAGTAACAAAGGAAATAAAGCAATCAATAGATCTAAAAGATGTGATAAAAGATAAGAAAGTAATTGTTAAAGCTGAACGAAGGCCAAATATGATAGCAAGAACTGAAACAATTAGGTTTGCTAATTTAGGATTAATAGATAAGTTTAAGGAACAGGGAATTAAAAAAGTTGTATGGGTTGCTGCAGTTTCAGAAAGAACTTGTGAAATTTGTGGAGATTTGGATGGAAAAACTTTTGATATAAATACAATAGAACCTCCTCCTATTCATGTTGATTGTAGATGTTCATTATTGTCGGTGGAATAAATGCAAATTTTAAATAAACCTAAATGTCGTAATTTTGATAAGTGTGGGAATGAAGCAATGACATTAGTTAATAACATGTGGTTATGTGGCGAGTGTGTGATTAAACTACAAAACAAAATTTCAAAGTTGAAAGAACGTTTAATACTTGAGGAGAATTTTGATGGCTAAAGAATTTTTTAATAAGAAGATTTTAGGACTTAAAAATCGTGGTTGTAGAACTGATCCTCAAACAGGGCAAAGTGTACAGTTTGCAAAACATTCAGGAGATATTGTTTATAATTTATCTAATGGTGATGCAGTTTCTAAAAAGTCAGAGTATAGAACTCCTACAAGAGAAAGATTATTGAATCCTGTATTAAAGGAAAATTTAAATGAAGTAGGACAGAATAAACATATAATAAAAAGAACTGCTAAAAAAAGATATATTAGATTAGATTAATATTTATTTCTTCGCTTTCATTATCCCCCCGACGAGAAATGGAGGCGATTTATTATAAATACTTTATAAACCGAAAAGTTTAAATAGTTCTTTGATATTTATATAAATTGAATTATTGACAATGCCAATTCCAATACCTTCTAAAGGAGAAGAGGAAAAGGAATTTATAGGTAGATGCATGGGAAATTCTGTTATGAATAAGGAATTCCCAGATCAGAAACAAAGGACTGGAGTTTGTTATTCTCAATGGAGGAAATCAAAACAAAAAATGAAATTAAAATTTAATTATACAGTTCCAATTGTTGAAAAAGGATTTGTTGATAATGATTTTATTATTGAAGGAACAGCAATAAGTGTAACTACAACTTCTACACAGCATAAATTTTTGGAAGAGGAATTAAAGCCATCTGCAATATCTTTGACTGGTGTGCCTTTACTTGTAGATCATAGAAATGAAGTAGATGCAATTAAAGGCAGAGTATTGATTGGAGAATATATAGAATCTGATAAAAGAATAAATTTTAGAGCAAAAGTTGTAGACAAACTTATACAGGAAATGATTAAAGATAAAAGATTAGATAGTGTTTCTATTGGAGCAGATGTTGAAAACTTAGAAGAAGATGGTGAGTTTTTTATTCCAAGAGGAATTAAGTTTAGGGAATTAAGTTTAGTTGCAGTTGGAGCAGATGAAGGGGCAACATTTGATGTTGCATTAACACAAGCTTATAACACTAAAATTAAAAAAGAAGATGATATTTATTTAGAAAAACCGAAAGGGGAGGAAAAAATGAGTAAAGACAAATTAAAAGAACAGGAAGAAGCTAATAAAGAAGAAAAAGCAGAAGAAAAAGCAGAAGAAAAAGCAATTACAAAAGAAGATGTAACTAAGATAGTTAAGGAAGCAGTAACTACTGCCATGAAATCTATTAAGGAAGCTGAAGAAGAAAAAGAAGCTGAAGAAGAAGAAACTAAAAAGAAAGAAGAAGCTGAAAAGGCTGATGCTGAAAAAGTTGAAGCTGAAAAGGCAGAAAAAGAAAAAGCAGATGCAGAGGCTAAGAAAGCAGATGAAGATGCTGATACAGATGAAGATGAAGATACAGATGTAGTTGCAGAAGAAAAAGGAAAGTATTCAATAAAGCAAGAACATGGTAGTCTAAGAGGCGGGTCTTTTACTCTTGTAAGAAGTTAAAATGGCAACAGGAATAATAAATACAGTAGGAGCAGTCTGTTTATGGGATGGAGAAAATCCAAGAACATTTACAGCTGGAGCAAAACAAGTAATCTCAGGAGGAGATTTTGTGTATTGTTCAGGAGTAGTTGCAACAGGAGTAGTTGGTTCTCAAGCAAGTAGTTATAAAACAAGTGATTTATCAGTAGGACTTTGTGGAATTTATGGTGAAGTCAATGGAATAGCATTAAACAATGCAGGAAGCGGTGAATTAGTAACAGTCGCTACAAGAGGAACATATCTATTAAAAGCAGCAGGTCCAGTTTCAGGTGGAATGTTAGTTCAATTAGAAGCAAGTAACTTTGATGGAGTAGTAGGTACAGGAGCCGGAGATGGAGCAACAAATGGTTCATGGGCTGGAGCAATTGGTAGAGCATTGTCAGCAGCAGGAAGTGATTATTATTGTCTTGTCTCATTAAACTTGTAAAATGGCATTTAGCAGAATTCAGGAATATATTACAAGAGATACAGGAGTAGCAGGAACTTTGTTAATACCAAAGTTAATTATGCCTGTGCTTATTGATGAAGTTGATAAATTTTTGTTACCAAAAGAATTGGCAGCTATTTATCAAACTCCAGCACAGACAGCAAATCAGGGTTCAAGTTGGACTATTAATCTAATTAAACCTGATTCTATGGATATAAGACAAGTTGGCGAAGGTTCAGAGATACCAATGGATGCAATTGAGTATGACACAAGTGTTACAATAGAGCCAATTAAGTATGGAGTATCTATTAGAATTACAAGGGAGATGATGGAAGATAGTCAATTTAATCTGTTGCAGAGAAATCTTAAGTATGCTGGTAAGAGATTTGCTGAGAAAGAAACTGAGTTAATTATAACTGAGTTAAATTCTACAACTAATGCAGTTACTGGTGGAGCAGCTATCACAATAGCTAATATAGCTGAAGGTATGAATTATCTTGAAAGATATGATTATACACCTACAGACTTTTTGGTAGGGGATAATATACTTCAAGACCTTAGAAATATTGATACCTTTGTGGAAGCAGATAAAGCAGGTAATACAGACATGATGAAAAAAGGGTTCTTAGGAACTATTTTCGGAATGAATGTCGCTAGGTTTAGTAGAAATGCAACAGCAACACCATCAACATATTGTCTATATGGTTATATAATTGACAGAGATAATGCTTTTATTATATCTTATAAAAGAGACATAACAATAGAAAACTTTGACTTACCTACATTTGATATGCAGGGAGCAGCTATAACTATGAGAGTTGATGTAGAATACTTAAGAGATTACGCAACTTGTGAAATAACAACTACTTAATTAGTTTCAAAATTACTTTTTAATTGTTTTCCATTTATTTAAGGAAGCAATTTGTCGTGTGGTTAATCCGATTCACCGACAATTAAAATACAAAATAAAAAGGATAAATCATTTTTATAAAAATAAATATAATATTTAAGGAGGGAAAATGGGAGGATTAGTAGATGGATTAGGTGGAGAAGAAATGGGACAAGCTGGAAGCCAAGTTTCATCAATACATTTAACTGGAAGTATTGCAGCAGATAGTCAAATTAGTGGAGCTAATGTTTATTCAACAGGAGCTGTTACTGGTAGTGAAGTTAGTAATGCAGATGGTTTAGTTAAATCAGTTGCTACAGGTTCACCGGCTGTTTATAATGGACAAGTTCAGGCTGGAACTGTTACTTTAAGTGCTGGTAGCGAGGCAGATGTTGAATTTGGAGTGCCATTTACAAGTAAAAAGTATGCAATTACATTTGGAATGAGTGGTGCAGCAGCATCAGCAGCATTGCCAACATTAAGTGGAGTAATGACTTCAAGCGGTGCTACAGTAATCGGAGATGCATCAGCAACTTATTATTATGTAGCGGCAGGGTATTAACATGGCATTTACACAAACACCTGGCCTAAGAGATAGGGAATATGCTAAGTTTGAAGCAGTTCAAGTAGGTTCTACAATTGCAGTTAATGTCAGAGGTAATTATGATAATATTAAGAAATATGCTTTTGTACCAACAGATTTAATAGCACATGCAAAATCAGGTACAGTTGCAGTTTATTCAGATTATGCACTTAATGGTGAAATTAAAAGGATAATTGTTGATACTGGAGACTGGGATGCAACAGGTAGTTTATGGATAAAAGAAAGTGGAACATCTGTACAATCACCAATTTTGTCAATAATTAGTGGAACCGCAGCATTTGGTGGGAAACAACCTTTTTATCCTGGAGAATATCCAAGTTATACTGGGAGTGGAACACTTGTTTATACAGCATCTCAAATAGGAAGTCCGAATGTAATGATGCCTTTAGTTATTACTGAGAAAGTCTTGGTTATAGGATCCGGATTAGGTGTTGGTAATTCTGGACTAGGAATAGTTATTGATTATAAATAAGTAAAAAAATGGTAACCGCAGAACTCTCAACTATAGGCTCAATAGCAACACATATAGTTGAAAGTATATCTGTTTCTGATGGTATTTCAGGAAATATGATTGAAATAGTAGATCAGGCCAGACAACATGTTGCAAATTATACAGGAGATGTAATTGGTTCTAATGCAATTTCTGCTAAATATCAACCTGCTATCATTAACTTTTCTAAAGCAGACACTATAGATTTAAAACAATCAGAGTCAGGTGGAGATAAAATAAGATTAGCAGAGTTAAGTATAAGTGAATCAGGCGGAGAAATGAGTGCTAAGCAGTATAGATTATTAGGAGATTCAAATTTAAAAGCTATTGGGAGGAAGATTCAATTCTCCAAATCTTTAAGCTAATGGGAATAGCCAATACTTTATCAACTGGGTTTGCTAAAATAGTTGAAAAAGCAGGAAAACCAATTAGGCTTAGATATTTTTTAGGTGGAGTTGGAAGTGTATGGGATGATGAAGTAACCTATGCAGAAGTTACTGATTTTGAAGTATGGACTTCTGGGGTGGTTATGGCTATTGATAATAAACAAGGCTCAGAGGATTTAAACCTTTTAGAACAGGGAAAATTAACAAATCAGGATTTAAAATTATATGTAAATGGTTCATTAAATTTTGGAGGAGGAGATTATAAAATCACAATTGGGATGAATGGAAGTCCTGTTCAAACAGATAATTTTGAAATAATACCAATTGGTGGAATACCTTATGAGGTAGAAGCCACAGAGATTTATAAAAAAGTTTATATTCGTAAATCATTAATATCAACAACTTGGGATGAATTTAACCTTGTTAGTGGTGCAGCAGCTGATACATATTTCAAATATAATAAAACAACCGAAAGAGTTGAACTTTGGGTATGTGGTTCAAAACAAAAAGAATGGGGAAATATACAACCAGGAGGGATGCCATTTTGAAATTTAAATATATGCTTTGGATAATTGTAATGTTCTTCTTAGTTAATTTTTCAAGTGCAGATGAGTTTACTTATGGAAACTTATATGTACAATATAACATTAGTGCGGTAAATGGTTATTTTGTAGGAGATGGAAGTCTCTTAACAAATATTTCTGCTGAGGTAAATAAAAGTGTTTATTATAATAAAACAGAAGTAGATGATTTAAATATTGTTTTTAATGAATCAATGAAAGAATATGTAGACACTCAGAATAGTTCTTTAAAAAATTATACTGATGATACTTTTATTTCCAAATCTAATGAATCACTTTTGAATGTAAATAGTTCGCCTTATTCAAATAGAACAACATTCTGGGGAACACTTGAAGGAGTATCAAATATAACAGGGCTTTTAATGAGTCAGATATCAGATATATGGAGCACAGTCGTTGAATCAATAACAAGTTCAGATGTTTATATAATCCTTTCAGGAACAACAGGAAATATCACAGTAAGTTTGAATGAAACAAAACTGAATGAGACAATAACAGTTATAGTAACAGAATCAAATACATCACTGAAAGAATATGTTAATACTCAAGATGTTATATACAATGATTCTATGAAAATCTATGTTGATTTACAAGACCAATACTATAATTCCTCTTTAAGAAATTATACAGATGATAACAATGCCTCAATGAAAATTTATGTAGATTTGAATAATGCAACACAAGCTTCCGAGATTTCTAACAATAATGACAATATAACAATTATTAGTGATAGAGAAAGAACAAACAATGCAACACAAGCAGCACAAATTAAGACATTAAATACAACTCAAATAAATGATAACAATACACAAGCACAAGACATAACAGATTTAACTTTAGTAGAATCTACTAATAATGCAACTCAGGCTGCTGAAATATTGAATAACAATAACACACAAGCTAATGAAATATCAGATAATATTGATTTAATAAATTCTGTTAACACAACAGCAAATATAGAAAAGTTAGGATTTGTTACAGGAACTCATACAACTGGAAGTGATGTGGTTAATTGGGTTGGAAATTGGTCAGAAGACAAATCAGATTATTATACATCAAGTGAAACAGATACGGAAATAGAAGAATCAAATGATTCTATAAAAGATTATGTTGATAATACTTTTATAACTCAAGCAAATGAAGGAAATTTAAATGTCAATAATTCAGATTACTGGAACGGTAATGCAAACCCATCTGAGATACAAAATGCTCTTTTAATTCCATGTGGAAATATATCAGGAGCTACAAGTGACTTATGCACAATAACACCAACAGCCGGTCAAATGTGGGATATAAACACAACAGTGTTATCTAATCAAAGTAATATATTAGGAATTGTAGGAACATATTGGAGTAATTTATATTATAAATTAACTAATCCTTTAGGATTCTTTAATAATATTGCTAATTTCACAGGAACATTGACAAATACAAAGTCTTGCATTTATACAACAGGAATTGGGATTGTATG